TTTTTCTCGCATGTCTTTCATGCTACTTGGATTAGCTCCAGCTATGATTCCAGCACCTAATACTCCATCTGCTCTTGTTACAAACTCTCCGTCTGCTAATTGAGCTAACATTGTATCCTCGTCTTTGTCTCCTACGCCTGCTCCGTCTTCAACATAACCTGATGCTCTAACATAATTGTTTGCATCGTTTTCGTCATGAGAAACTTTTGATGGAAGATAGTTTACACCACCTTCATTAAATTTTTTTATCTCTGCAATACCACCCACTCTTAATCTTTGAACGTTCATAGAGTAAGAACCCATTCTTGGATCTCCTAAACCAGCTTGTTCTGGAGCGTATACTTTTTCGTATGCTTTTTCTTCACCTGTTGTTGGATCGATGTAAGTGTATCCAGGTCTTTGAGCTTGTAGATCTAAGTAACCCATGTTGTATCCTGGTGTGTAAATATCTGTTGGTTGTGGATCAAACGCACCACTTAAATAAGTTCCTGCAGCTATTGCAGCTGAAACTTTTCCTGGGCTAAATTCTAAGTCACCTGGCTTAGCATCCTTTGCTGTAGATTGTCTTTTTAAAATATCTAATAAATTACTACTACTACTTTTTTGTGGGGTTGTTGTATAATTTGGGTTAGGAACCATGTTTCCAAATTTATCTACACCCAAATTTCTTGGATTCACTGCTGCTTGTCCTGGATTATACGCCCCTGGCATACTTCGTAAGAATGCAGGTTGGCTTGCAACAAAACTTTGTGTTGCCGCTGATCCTGGAAACATACTCATACCTGTAGAACCTAAAGTATAACCACTATATGCTCCACCTGCTGCGCCTAGTAGTCTACCAATACCTGATGCTCCTGATTCTTTCGCTCCCCTGTATCCTTGATAACCGCCATATGCCGCTAATGCGTACGGTATTAGTGCTAATGGATTCATATATATTAATTCTCCTAATTAAGATCTTAAGTATGAAATAATACCATTTTAGTCGGCTAGTTTCAACTCGTCTCTAAAACATCCTTCGTACTGATGTTCGCCCACATGGATGATTGGGTCATTAACAAAGACATAACATTTACCCCCAATATCTTTCCAAAGCTTACAAAAAGAAAAATCTTCACCTAAATAAGTCTTAGTCTCAGGGTCGTGTATGCAATCAAAAAAGTTCCATAAATGAGGTCTATCTACATACTCACCATTTATCACTGTCTTTTGAACTATGTTTTTATCTGGATACTTTTCTATCATTTTGTCAAACACTGATCTTTTGATCAACATACATCCTGTAGGACTATGTGTAACTTCCATAACACCACTGTCTAAAGTTATGTTATTAGCATCTGCTACTTTCATTGGGTAAGTGTTTAGCCATCTATGTATATCTCCAGCGTTTTTAACTTCACCATCATTCCACTTTTTATAAAGTTTATCCCACATCATAGTTTTAAGTGGGTAAGGAATAGATATTAATTCTTTGTTTAAATCTAACATTTTAATAATAGATTCTGCTCTAAAATATATATCAGAATCTACAAATAACATATGAGTGCAATTTGATTCTAAGAATGCTGAAACACATAAGTTTCTTCCTTGAGTAACCAAAGAAGATTTTAATAAAGTAAATGTAATTCTTATGCCTTTTTTAATACATAGTTGTTGCAATTCCAAAAGAGCTTGTGTGTAATGCATAGTCACATCACTATGACAAGGTGTACAAATCATAATGTTATAAGGTGACTTAGTTGTTTTCTTTTCTTCTTTTTGTCCGGTGTCCGGTTTCCACATAGGAAGAGTAGCTTTTTCGTATGGGGTTACCTCAACTTCTTTTAATGTTTGGTAAGTGTCTTCATTTACTGTTTCTTTCATTCAAAGCTCCTTTCAAAAAGTTTGTCCATTCCATACCCTTTTTTTCCCAGTTATAAAATCTTTTATAAAAGTCTTGTTGCTGTTGTAGGTGTTCTTGCATAAAATTTTCATGCAAATAAGACGCTGCAACATTAATAGCTGCTCCCGTATCCTGTGCCATCTGTTCGTAATTTTTTGAATAGTTAATGTACACTGGCCACTCTGCACAAGTTTCATACAAAGCTCCGAAGTTATTAGTTATTACATGTACACCAGATGCTAAAGCTTCTAGAGCTGACGCACAAGATGTTTCTTCAAATATAGAGGGGTACACAAACATATCATAGTTAGGCATCATTTCTTTTATGTACTCATGAGGTTTGTAACCAATGTAATTTACGTTAGGTAATTTTCTAGCTTGTTCATATAGACCTTCAAAATCTTTTTCAGTGTTATCTGAAAACTCTGATCCGTATACTTTACAAGAACTATAAACATCTAGTTTTATGTGAGGGTTATCTATTTCCTGCATTGCACGTAGCAATACATTTAAACCTCTCCACGGAGTACAGTGATGTATTAATTTAATTGGAGTTCCTCTTTTATAAATTTTTCTAACAGGAAAAGTATCAATACCGTTTTTAATAACTACACATTTTTCAGTAGGAATATCAAAAGCATATCTAAACTTTTCGTAATTCCAATGACTGTTAAATACGTACCAATCATACTCGTCATGTCTTTTCTTATTAGTAAAAAATTCTTGTAAGTTAGGTTGGTCCCAAGAGTTTTTCTGCCAAAGAAGATTTAATTTGTTTGGGTCTATTGGAACTTTACCAGGAATAGATGTACATATCTGTACTTGATCTAGCAAATCTTTGGACACATGCTTTTCAAGCATTTCCATTTGTAGCTCAGTGGCTCCTCTAGGTTTCATAACTATGTTTCAATATCAAAGTTTCCTGAAATAGTCAAAGCTTCTTCTGTTAATTTTACCATATGGTCAAGATATCCAGGAAAAATTATAATATTGTTTTGTTTAACATCTAACAAAACAGTTTGTTTAAATAAAGACTGACTCTTTGAAGCAGCAATTAAATCATTACTTGGATGAAAAAAAACTGTTTGTGGTTTGTTTATTTTTTCATAAATAACAAAAGAAAAATTACACCCTGCGTGATTGTGTTTATCTTGAAAACTATTTTTATATACATTTCTCCAAATTCTAAAATTACAAATTTTTTTTACCATTAAGTCTTGAGATAACAATTGAATAAAATTATTAAATAAATAATTTTTTCCTTCGTTTGAGACGAGATTAGTGCCATTAAAAGAAGTGATAACTTGTGATTCAAAACTTTCTTCAAAGTCTTTACTAATTAATTCTATTTTTTGACAATTAATTAATCCTTTCCAAATAGGAATTTCGAAAAGAATTTGTTTCATTAATTATTTTTTGGTTTTCGCTCCCATTTCACCAATTCTCGTAACTTTAATTTCAAGGTCTTGCCTAAAGTCATCCACAGTAGTGTCAGTGTTGGGATCAGCAACATCAGCATCAAAATTAGCTTTACTAGCATATACTTTTCCCGTTCTCTTGTGTTTAATTATTTCTTTTGCTACCGCAGGTATTTTTGGTAAATCAGCCATAGCAAAATTATACTAAAATTAAATTTTAAATCAACTTTTAAATATTAAAAGTTACAACACAAACTGCACGTAATTCATTTGCGTTTTTTGGTGAATTTGCTTGGTGTTTTAATTTATTAAATAGTACAATTTTTCCTTTTACAGGTTTTATAGATTTTATTAATTTTTCGTTTTCAAAAATATCTGTATTACCAGTGCTATTATTTAAATACATTAACACTTGGTAATAATCTTCATCATGATCTACGTGAATTGGACTCTCTCCAACAAAAGGTAAAGTTAAATTTACTGAAGCTCTTAAAATTTTTTTTACTTTTTTGTTAGTTGTTTTTATAAATCTATTGAATATTGGTATAAAAAAATTAGAAAAATTTGAAACATTATTTCCATCTCTTGCTATTAATGCGTGTGAAAAAAAAGGAACTTTGTCATAATCTGTTTGCGAACTATCGTAATAAATAGGAAAAGGTTTATTTTGATTATATAAAATATCATCTATTATTAAAGATTCTTCTTCTGTAAAGAAATTGTTTTGTTGGTAAAAATCTAACACCTACTGTTTTCTACCTTGTCGATTATATTTTTTATTATGTTGTAACTTCTTTTTTTTATTAGGACTCTTACAATGTCTTCTAGGCCGTTTCCTAGGTTGGTCTCTTTCAACAAAATCTTTAAATTTTCTAGCCATGACTTATTCTTATGTTAAATGAAACAGAAATTCTATACCCTTCTTCAAAATGAGGCTCTACCATATGTTGAAGACAGGAAGGAAAAAGTATGATCATTTTTTCTTTAGGAGACACACTATAACTATGATTAAAATCAGAAGCTTCAAAAAATCCATCACCAATCATACCACTTGATTTTTCATTGCGATAGAAAACTAAATTACCGTCTTGTTTAGGTACTTCAATAAAAAAAACACCACTAAAATGTGATCTTGGATGAATATGGGGCAAGTTAATTGCCATTTTAGGATTTTTATTTATCCAAATATTATCGATATCAAACCTTATTTTATTAAAGTCATAATTTTTTTTTATTAAGTTAAATATATGGTTTATAATAATCTTAATCATTTCTTTATTCTCATTAAGGTTTAAATCATTTGTTTGAAAACCACCTCTGTTGCTTTTATATCTACCACTTTTTTCTTGTTCTTTTTCTAAAATTAAAAAAACATTTTCTTTTAAAATTTCATAATCATCAGTATTTACATAATCAATTAATAGTGAATCACTGAATATAATCTTTTTCATTCTCTTTCGAGCCAACCTGTAATTATATATTTTTCTGAAGTATCACTTATTTGACCTTTGTGAGTATGAGTCCAATTTACAGGCCATATTAAAGTAGATCCTTTGATTGCTGGAGTTATTAAATTTTGATATTTAAAAATAGTACCGCCATCATTTACATTATTTAAATAAGTCATAAAAACTAAATGCCTGTTTATAGTATCTTTTGTAGAGTTTTCACAGTGAAATATTTTAAAACCTCCCCCAGGTTCATAATGTTGAATATTTAATTCTACAATTTTTAGTTTTAAAGTTCCAGCTTCTGGATATTTTTCCATATATTTATTAATAGAATTTTTTAAATGATTTAAATATTTTTTTATAACAGGTTCTTGAATTAGTTGTTCTCCACGAAAATTTACGTCAATTGAATCTTTCATATCAGTATCCAATTCTTTTTTCTCTGTATCCGCTATCTTACCTTTGTATTTTCTATTTGAAGTTTTGTGTAAATCAATTAATTGATTACAAATTTGATTATCTAAATAATAAAAACCAATAAAATTTTCTTGATCAACCATTTTCCTGTGATCTATCTATCAGAGCATAGCTCACAACACCAGTAATTTCATTCGCTGTGCCTGCTTGCATTGACAAAACATCACTTGCTTCCATTGCCAAAGTTTCTTCTACCATATTAGCTTGAGCTTTATTAAGTTCTTTGTAAGCTATCTTTACAGCTGAACCACCAGACTTTGTTAACAAGGCGTGGGTATCCACATTACTTGCTGTATCGTGAACTGCTTGTAAGTTTTTAACAAGTACAGTTGCATCTGCTGGGCACGTTAAAACTGTAGTAACGTTTGTTGTAGTCAAAGTAAATGTATCGCTTTTGTATCTAATCGTCATGATATAAACCAACTAAAAGTATCTTGTTCATTTTTTAATTCTTGTTGATAAGAAGTGTTTAACTTATCTTGCATCGTTCGTAAAGACTGAGTTACTTGTCTTTGGTTTTCCTCTGTGTATTTAGGAGTTGGTTCAGGAATTACTATATCTACTCTAGCCATTAATACCCGCTATGTAAGCCACCTGGCCCCGATGTTTGTCTAGATTGTCTAGCAGCAGGTGCAGAAGGTGTTGGAGATGAAGGTGCTTGTCCTCTATTTCTGTCTTGATCTGATATCGGTTCAGAATCTAATCTTGTTTGTATTGCTTGTATCTGTTGTTTATTAATTTCATTTTGCATTTTTCTTTGATTCATTTCGTAATTCTTTTCAGCTCTTTTTCTAGCTAATATATTTGACATATTCAAAGAGTTGCCGGTAAGGGCAGATCCTAAAGTTGCTATGCCTTGAACATAAGGGTTAGCACCAAGGACTGAACTAAGTATATTACCTTTAATACCTTCTAAACCCATTTGTTTTATCACATAATCTTTAGCTTGATTTTTAATTACGTTTTTTGCCATTTGTCCAAAGTCAGGAAGTCTTCTAGTGTCTGGTCCTGGAAATATTTCCAAACCCATAGGTGTTAAGTCCTGATTAACAAAACTAGGTTGATAGTTTTCAAATCCTGGTTGTGCTTGTACTGCTGCAATACCAAAAGGATCTTGAGCTTGTGCTACATTGTTAGCATAATCTTGTAAAAATATTTCGTCCATTATCCTCTCATACCATCTGGTTGTACGTCTGCTCTAAAAGTTCCAAATCTCCAATTTTCATCTGTACTTGTATTTGCAATTTTTAAACTAGCAAATCTTGCTCTAGCTCTAGTGTCTATCTTATCAGTAGTTGATGTTATTGTAAAAGGTCCTAGTGGTGAGGATGCTTCGGTGTCACTTGGGTAATCTCTTAGTTGAATAGTAACTTGAGCATTACCTTGTAACAATTTAAAATCAGGTACGAATCTTCTCATACTCATAAATAGTTGACCATTACCTTCAATGTTTAAAGAAAAATCTCCAGATTCTATAAATGCTGGAATTGTAGTCTTCGCACCTGTGGTATCTACTTGGTCTGTTCCAACTTCATGAGCATAATAAATAGTCCCACCATTTAAATTTGTTACACCTTGAATTAAAGGGAAAGTTGGCGTTGTTGTTGAATTGAATTCAGTTGCGTAAGGTACATCATATAAATTAGCATCTGTCCAAGTAGTTCTTGCTAGGGAACCTGTTGTCCAAGTTCCACTTTGATAATTGTAAGTAACGCATCTATCATTAAAATCTGAACCTGCTTTTGGATAAAACCAAGTAAGTTCTTCATACAAATGGTTTAATCCTACGTATACTGATTCACCGTTTTGATAATTAACTCCAAGGTTATCTCCTTTACTTGTGAATACAAAATCTTCAACTTGGCAGGGTAACGATTTAACAGTACCATCGTAAACAAAGAATCCACCAGATTCACCCATCCAATAAACAGCACCATTTACATATTTTATAGAGTGTTGTCCAATAGCTCCACAGTTTGAACCCACTTGTCTTATAGAAAAAGTAAATGGAGGTCCTACAAATTGAATTACATAAGCAGAATTATCTGTCAGCACTAAAGTATAATCTTTTCCTTTTACAGCTCCAACAATTTTAGTTCCGGAATCTAATCTAAAAGTACCTGCCGTATTTACTGAAGTTGGTGCATAGTCACTTATATTTTCTTGATCAGAAAATCTTATAAACATTTTATCTTGCGTGCCACCACTACCAACGGTAGTTTCAGTTCCTAACATTAATAAATGTCTATCTCTATCTGATACAAGAGACATTACTGAAGAGGTAGGCGCACCACTTACAACAGTTGCTCTTGTAGTTAGGGCATTAGGGTTTGAGTTAATAGGATTCCATTCAAATGTTTTACCATTTTTAATAGTCGCAATTAATTTTTCTCCGAAGTTATCTAAAGACCAAGATGCAGGATCGATTGTTAAAGTCGAAGCTAAAGAAGCTTGCCCCCAACCAGTGTAGTATTCAACACCAGATCCAGACGCATGAGCAGACCTTGTCCCTGCGGTTGCTCTAGTAATTCCTGTAAGATCATTTGTAGATATACCAGTGTAAGAAATAAATTCTGCTCCAACTTTTATTGTTCCTGACGTTGGAAATCCAGTTGTTGATACAAGTGTAATAGAAGTTCCAGATCCTCCAGTACCTGCAGTGTCATCTAATAAAGCTCCATTAAGAGTTCCAAATACTTGTTGGCCTCCGCCCCATAGTCCTGTTCCCCAACCAAATCCATAAGTAAAACCTAAAGCACCTGCACTAATGTACGGATTAACTGTTGCAGATCCACTTCCGTTGACCGTTGTCCCTGCTGCGCTAGCCATTGTAATAGTGAATGAATCACTGTCTGGAACAGTAACTACTTGAAAGGTATTTGTTTCAAAATTTGCAGCAGTGTATCCAGCTCCTGTTGGAGGTGTCACTGAAGTAAATGTAAATAGATCTCCGGGTTGTAATGTATGTGCTGCTTTGTTTACCGTAACGGTAGCTGAAGTATTTACAGTATCGAACGTACAACCAGTTATAGCTGTACCTAAAGGTGTTATATCGTAAAAAGCACCTTCATAATAAATAATTAAAACTTTGTTTGTGCCTATTGCAGCATATCTTCTGCCGTCTAAATCAGCCCAAACAAACTGTTCTCTTGCTGCTCCTACTAAGGATGCATTAACAAGTTGTTCCCAACCACCTATCTTCTCGGGTAGTCCATATCTAAAACGTACAAAGTCCCCGTCAGTCCACTTACCTTCTGCTCCTGTTGCGGTAACTTGTTTATTAAATCCTGGTGCTATTTGTACTTTTGTTAAAGGCATACATTATTATATCATTTACCTTCTACTGTGTCATCCTCACGAGTTTCCATATCTTTAATATCATCACTAAAGTAAAGTTGCCATTCAGCAACCATTTTTACTAAAACATTCCCTAAATGCCTTAAAGAGAAAGCCGTAAAATGAAGCTTTTTATTTTTTGTAATTATTTTAATTTCTTCTTCCGTAAAAACCATGTCACATGATCCATCATTTTTATTTTGTCTAAATTGCATTATTTTTTTGTCCCCCAATAGTGTCGTTTATCTCTATAGTGTTCAGTATTTTTACCATCTTTATCAACATAATGAAGAAAAAATTGTGCACACCAATCCCCATCATATTCTTCTCTCCAATGCTCTAATTCACAACCTAAATACATTACAGCATCTCCTGGTTCTAAAGTTACAGGAGTTCCCTCCATATAAATTGGCCATGGTTTATCACTACCAACATTAACGGTTACGCTAATTTCACAAGAGTCTCTGTCACTATGCTTTTTTAAATCTGAAAATTTTGTATACATTCTCCAAAAAGCATATGTTGGTAATAAATTTTTTCCCGATTCTTTTTCCATCAATGTTATTTTTTTTAATAAAATAGATTCCATTAAAGGATCTCCATAAAATTTTGTATCCATAGTATCACTTTGCATATCATCAAAACTTGTAATATTTGTTCTGTGCCTCATCTCACAATATATTTTTAAAATTTCTAATACATCTTCATTTAAAAAAGATGGTATAACTTTATATTTAAAGTCTTTTCCTATAATGCCCATGCCACCACCGAATATCTTGTACCTTTAACCACCGGTTTTACTCCATGAGGAAATAAAAAATTACTTGGCCAAACAACCATTCTATTTGACTTTTTTTCAACATTACTTATTCCTGAAAAATTAGGAAGTGCAAAGGATAACTCACCACCTTCGTAGTCATCATTTACAAAAAAAATAAAACTTAAAGTTCTTGGTATTGTTGTACCGTGATCTACATGTAACATGTAGTGACCCTCATTCATATATTTTAAAACTTGAATTGTATTTATATTAGCCCTTACGTCTACTTCAATTTCTTTTTCATATCTTTTAAGATATTTGCCAAACAAACATATCCAAAGATTACACCAATGAACATTTGTTTTGGATTCTTCTGCTTCACTATTTGCTAAATCCCAAACTAAAGTGTTTCTAACTTTTTTGTTCACACTTCCTTCAACAGTATCACTGACAATACCTCCGGGAGAAAAAAAATTTTTATTGTTTTCGCAAATTTTTAAAAACTTATTTAAGGTAGCTGTAGGTAAAACATTATCATAAATCCTAATATAATTATTAAGTGTATTAAGTTTATCTAGATGATCCATCTAGTTTTTATACTACAATTAAACTATTTGTAAAGGATGGTAAAATGTGATTGAGTTATCTAAACAATATTTTTCCCATGAACATTCTAAAGGAGTTTCCGCATTTGGAACAATTGAATCTACATTTACACCATCTAAATAACTTATGTATGCAACAACACCATCGTGTATAGGATGAGATGGGTGATTTTCTATATGAGACAAATAAGATTTAAGCATATCAAAATGAGTTTTTAATTGTGCTGAAGATGCAAATGTTATATCGACATCAGTATAATTAATTGTGTCACCAGATAAAGAAGCCCATTTTTGATTTGATTTTACTAAAGTAAAATCAGATTCTGAAACAGATTTAATAACAAAATTTGATTCATTAGGAAGAATTAAATTATTCTTTTCTTCATCGTTTGCACAAATTTTTGCACATAATCCATCTGTAGAAAAAACTAAATATGCCATGTTATGCCTCCCAAACTATCATTGCACCAACACCACCTGATTGTCCTGTTGGCGGACCTTGAGTTTCACCTTGGCCACCATTACTAATATTTGCTCTATCAGTAGCACCAAACCATACGTTTCTTGGAATGCCTGGCACTGTCGATCCTGGAGCGTCACCACTAGATCCACCACTACCCGGAGTATAACGATTAGGGATTCCTCCTCCTCCATTTCCTCCGTTAGCAGCTCTTGAAAAAATTGTTGATGCAGTTCCAGCACCGCCTGGCCCAGATCCGTATCCTTGATTACCACCTGATCCACCAGCACCAATAACAAACGGATATCCTGTACTAGCACTTAAAGGCCCGGTAAAAAATCCAAATCCACCAGATCCACCATTACCACCTCTTCCACTATTGGGGCTTGGAACAGGATTGGGTCCACCGGCACCACCGCCACCGCCCCACAAATATATTTGATAGGCTGAAGCTGTTCCACCTGAAGTATACGTACCACTTCCAGGTCCTGTGTTCCATTTTGTTAAAACATATCCACCACCTCCGGCAGATCCACTAGCTGCAGAAGTAACTCTTCCTTGAGCATCTACTGTAATATCGGCAGTAGTGTAAGAACCTGCAGATACTGCAGTGTTAGCTAATTGATCTGCACCTACAGCATCATCTGCAATAGCAGCAGTGCCAACAGCATCATCTGCAATACCGGCAGCAACAACTGCATCGTCAGCAATTTTAGCTGATGTTACAGCATCATCTGCAATTTTTGCAGTAGTAACCGCACTGTCAGCAATTTGTGCCGCAGCTACTGTACCACCTAAAGTGTCTAATGAAATTTCATTTAAGTTTGTTCCATCAGAATATGCTGCGTAAATTTTAGCAGCATCTAAAGTAAATCCTGTTCCTGATGCAGTTTTAATTGTAAGGTTAGTTGGATTAGTTAAACCTGTTGCATCAAATATATAAAATTTTTCTATTGAATCTGGAATAGTACAAACTGTGCTAGCAGCAATAGTTGCAGTAGCAAATTTAATTACCATGTTTCTTGCGTTAGATAATGCACCATCTGACATTACAAGTGCTAAAGTACCACCACTTGAAAGTGTTACTTGTTCGAAACCAGCGATAGCTTGTTGAATTACATTTAAGTTTGTGTTTGTTTTATCTCCCCATGTACCAGCGTTTTCGCCAGTCACCATTAGTTCGAGTTTTAAATCTGTAGAATAACTAGATGTCATAAATTTTATCTCCTAAATAATTAAAATAATACCTCATTTAAGCAGCCCGATCAACCTCAGTCCAATTATTATTTACTCCTGGGTTTACTTCAGCCCATGCAGTAATAATAGGACTTCCTACTGAAGCTGTCAATTGTATGCCTGTAACATTAATATTTGCTACACCAGTGACAGTTACTGATCCTATAGAACTAGCTAATTGTAATCCTCCTACCCCTATAATTTGACCTGGTATATCTGCGTGTTGGCCAAGGGTCATTGTTAATTGTTGTCCCGTGACCGATTCATTAGTTGATTGAATCAAAGTTATAGAACCCAAAGTCATTGTAGCTTGGATACCTGTAACATCTACTGGAGTTTTAAGACCTCCTGTAGTATTTCCTTGAGACATTGTAGCTTGAACACCAGTGACACTTACATTTGCACCTGCAGATACTGTAGATGCTGAGGTCAAAGCATCAAGTTGATCTTCTGAGGCTAGTACAAATACATCCGAATCAATTTGAATTGAAAAAGATGGATGAGAGAAAGAAGCAGTTAATTGTTGTCCTGTGACAGATGCAGTAACATCTGTAAATGCTGTTTCTTCACCAATTGAAGATGTGAGTTGTATTCCTGTAACTTGAATTGAATAATTATCACCCCAAGCAAAACTTCCCCAAGCATCCCTACCCCAACCTTCACCAGTTAGTGTTGTGTCATCAATAGTTGCTGCTCCTGGAGTAGAAGCCAATTGTGAACCAGATACACCAACTTCTTGTCCAATAGGTGTTGAAACACTTCCAACACCAATAGATTCTAGACTACCTGTGACTGAGACTAAAGCAGATGTTCCCCCTACAGCAGATCCCTGAGTTGATGTTAATTGTAGTCCAGTGAGAGTTACTTGATGATCAATTACGTGGGTTTCGTTCCCAATAGTTGATGTTAATGATAGGCCACTTAGGTTAACGGATGTATCGCTTAGATCTCCCCAAGCTTCTGCACCCCATGTCTTC